TCATGGCAGCCCTTCCGTGTCGTTGGCGCGATCGTAGCCGGCCCGACCTGGTGCCATCCAGTGCACCCACAGCCCGCGAATCCACGCAGCTACGTAGAGCACGCTCACGGCGAAGATGCCCCACTGTTCAGCCTTCCAGCTGGCGTAGAACCAAAACGGCTGCCCAACGATTCCGAAGATGCATGCCCAACGGCCCCAGGACTCGCGGCGCTCCTGCGAGCACCAGGCCGCGAGCGCGCCGAGGATGGGAATTGCGATCTGGTCGATGGACATAGTTGATTTTGCCGCGGGGGGCTTGCGTGCACGGCACAATTTGCGCCATGACGGAGACCGATAAGCTACCTGACGACGAGCTCAGCCGGCTAGCTGCAGAATGGCGACGGCGGGCACTTCAGGGGGATCTGAATGCGCGGGGCGTGGCACACGAACTGGAAACCGAGTTGCGGCGCCGCAACGGCAAATTGCCCCTGGGGCTCGAAAGTCTAGACACCCGTTCCCTTGAGACCAGAGAAAAGCAGTCACGGTGGGGTCGGTTCTGGCGGAATACCCTTTTTGGGGGATAGCTAAAGTACAAGTAAAGCGCTACCTTCCGCCCTCCACAGGTTGGAGGTACTGCATGCTGTCCCTGAGCCAGAAAGAGTCGATTCTGCGGAAGAAAAATGTAACGATTCCCGCATTTCCCAGGCGATCCGCACCTCATCGCTATCACGGATACGACGATCTTCTCCTGACTCCGATGCATGAGCTTGAGGAACGCCAACTGAGAATAGCCGTCGTCGGCTGGCGGGCCGAGGTTGAGGCGCTCTATAGAGCTCACATAGCACTAAACTTACAGCCTAAGGGCCGGCCTGTCGGCGAAGACCCCTGAGCGCGCACTGAGACACTTCAGTTGCGCCGAGACTCGCCACCTTTCCGAAGATCTGCCTTCGGACCGTCCCCAGAGCCCCAGCGTCTGTCCTGCTTAACGACTTCCGCGCCTACGCTTAACACATGCGCAAGATGCCGCGGCTGCCAAAACGGCCGCAGCCTAGCGCGCGGCGATGCGCCGCAAAGCCCTTAGGATCTCTTTCAACGCTTCAGTGCTCATCGATTCCGCCGTCTCCAGCAGTTCCTCTGGATGACGCTGCGAAGGCGGCGTTAGAACCGACCGCAGTTCGTGTGCGGCGAGGGAATATTGTCCGCGGAGAACGGCGGCCATGGCTCGCAGCATCCTGTGCGACTCCCACATGTCCGCGTTGCGGCAATCCTCCTCTATACCGCGAATGATGCCGCCAACAGCGTCGAGCACAGCATCTTGCCTACACTCCACAGCGAGGCTCTCCAGCGTCTCGTCGGTCGGAATCAGATTCTGAAACTTTGTCTTGGGCCTTCTTGAGCTTAATTCTCTGCATCACGAGCAGCGCGCATTTCTGGATAGGAGATTGTGCGCGACACCTGCACAGCAGCCTTGCCGAAGATGACCAAGTGGACCGAGGACTCGGTCGATCTACCTTCAGGGCGCCGAGCACTGAGTACGACACACCCGACGCCGCGAAAATTCGCTCAGAATACCTATGACGCCGCCTCCAAGCATCAATTTGGTCAGGAGATGCGCCAGCGCTTTTAATATCCGGCAGCAAGATTAACTCTTCATCTCGCCCAATAGCGCATTCTTGACCGGCAGAGTTACTTGCGATGCGAGAATCAGCTTTAGATTCGCCAGAGTCTCCGTGCATCTATTTGGCATCACCGCTAACGGCGAGCACCGCCAATGCATCTGGAAATCGAAATGTAATCAGTAACTTCGACCTCTGCTTCCACCATAGAGCGCAATGAAGAGAGAGCGTTAGCCCAAGCGACGGATCGCGAGGAAAAACCGCCCTCACCCAGAACCAAGTTGTTGCCATCAGGACCGTCTAAGCGCCAATACCACTTTCCATCATACTGCTGAAAAACCATAATAGTCATAACACCTCCAGCATAGTCTCCCATCCTCTGATCTGCGAACCCATCTCTCATAGCACCGTAGATCCGAGTGGTACCACAGCTAACGTGATTCGTTATGAAAAACGTCGAATAGTTGTGAAGACAGCCACAACTTACTGAACCTCAGCTGAACGAAGGATAAACTGGGTAATACATAAAGACTACGTCGTCAAAATGCAACATACAAAGACCGCACTGACGCATCCGCTCACAAATGCCTGGCAAGCCTTACAATCCCTTTGCGGCCTTGATTTTTTATGCATGTGGAGGGAACATGAGGATGTTAAGAGAGGGCTGCAGTTGCGGCCCTTTATTGCTAGAGCGCGTTAAGCGAAGCTTATGGATGCGCCTGCTACCGGGGCTTAGAGCTTATCGGTGCCAAGTATGCGGAGAGTCATTTTTGGCGTCAAAACAGAAGATTACGGATCTCCAAATCAATGAGCGCCTAAAAGTACTAGTGGCATCCAGCCGCCAGAACACTAAGATGCGCTGATGCACGACTAGAGATCACCATGACTATTACTCCGCCAGTAAAGCTCATACTTTCGATGCTTGCCGCGCTGCATGAAAATCTCAACATCGATCCGCAGACTGCGCGGTTCGTTAAAGCAGCGGTTGCGAGCGACAATACTTGGGCGCTTAGCTGGGAGTTTCCGGAGTTCTTCGGAGAGCAGGTTGAGCCTTTTCCGACAGTAGTGACAGAAGTTTCGAACTATCTTCACATGTGGACGTGTATCGAAAAAAGTCTCAAATTTCTACCCATCCAAGAGCGCATCGAAGTTGCCCAATCCGCCAAAGGTCCAACCACCTTTCCAGGCTTTGATAGCGAAAAAGAAAGCGAGCATTTCAGTTCAGCGCATTTTATTATTACCCACATGCGCCGATTCACGAATTTCAACGCCATCGAACTGGACGCTCACTATCCAACTCTGCCGCGAATTGAATCAATGTATGCCAATTTCGCAATGCTTCAAATGCAGTGTAACGTTCGGTGCCTAACCAAGGCAGAACTTATTGCAATATTTGATGTGACCAAAGATACGGGAATTGTCAGGGCCTAGGGCTTAATACAGGCCAACTTGGTGTCGAGCAGCCGTAAATTCCCAACAAGGATAGCCCCCGAGCTTAGTCTCGTTTCAATTTCTGCAGCTGTGCTCAGCGTGGAAATAGGCTATTAACCTTAGGCAAAAAACTCACTCGCATTGATCGAAATATTTATCTTCCTTAAAGCTGCGCAATTGTGTTGATATGTTGATCAAGGGGGAAAAACACTCGTGTAAAGCATGACCCAATACCTCCAGGCGCGTTCCTGTCGAATAGACCAGAGCGAGGATCTAAGGCTTAACGTCAGCATTCAGCAGGGGTAGACTGCCGCCATGACCTACGCCGTCACCCTCGTGGACTTCCCAGCTGCGCCGCCGGACGTGATCCATGCGGCCGAAGCCCGGTTCCGCGCGGCATTGGACAAGACTTTGGCCGACCAGGTAGCGCCGACGCTCCGGGCCTTCCAGAGCGCCAGCGAGTCGAGCCAATGAGCTCACCAAAGACGAAGTGAAGCTGGCCGGCGACTGGGCGACCGCCTATGCCAAGGCCAGGGAGGCCGGCTTCCGCGGCCTGGGTGATGCCGAGGAGGCCTATTTCGAGGTGCGTCTCGCTTGAGATTGACAGCAGTTCACAGCTACGATTTCCAGATGCCACAGAACAACCCTCGCCTGACGCTGGACCAGAAGCTCGCCGCCCTCGCTTGGCAGGCGGCGTGCGAGAAGCTTGATCACTTTCTCTGCGCGACACCGGGATACCCCGAGATGAGCCCGGAGGAGGTGATCCACATGATGGACACGACGGAAAGCGCCTTGCTTGATCTTCGACGCGTGTTCGCGGACCGCTCGCCGGGATAGGCAGGCCTCCCCACAACGCAAAAAGAGCCCCCAGCGCCGAAGCGCCAGGGGCTACACGGTGGACCGCACAGTCTCCACAAGCCCAAGCCCTCATGTTGTCGGCGGCGTGAAGGGGAAGGCGGGTCCGCTGCCCCCGACGATGACCTTGCACAGGTCGGCCCATCCTCCCTGCAGGCCATAGCCGGGGTTCTCGGGCTGGTTCAGGACGCCGAAGCGGCCAGTGAACACGTCCGTGACGTTTGTGCGAGTTGCCAACGCGGTGCCGTTCAGGCCGAGGGCGAGCGTGTTGGCGTCGTCGCGGCTCAGCGAGAGATAGCCCGGCGTGTTGGCAGGCCAGCCGGCGGCAGAGGCTTCCATCAGTTGATCGCCCCCCACCGCGCTTTGCTGGCGGTAGACCTCCAGCCTCTCGCCGTTGATCTCGATGTCCAGATAACTGGCACCGTTGTAGTCGCCGAGCGCGAACACGCACCCATTGCCGTCATGCACGGCCCAGCCGCCCCAGAAGAATTTCCCGTCCAGCGTCAGCGTTTCGGTCGACACGACACCCGGGTCGCTGAAGCCCGGATCGCGGCGCTGCAGCGCGCGCAGGCCTTCCTTCACGCCGATGCCGGTGCTGATCCAAGTTGCCCCGCTGGGGATTGAGAATGTCAGCGCGCCGGGGCCAGTCGCCGAGTTGGTGATGACCTGCGAGCCCTGCGTGCCCTCGAAGCGCAGATCCGCGACTGTCCTCTCGTCGGCCGCGGCTGCGCCGATCGTCAGGCTCCAGTTGAGCGTGATGTTGCCGGTCGACGTGGCGATGACCGCCGCGCGCGCAGACTGTGCAGCTGGGGCCGAGGGCGTGCCTGTGAGCCGCACCTCCTGGCCGCTGCGCGTGTAGCTCAGGCCCGCCGGCAGGGCGCCGGTAATGCCGGTCAGCGTTCCACCCGACACCGTGGTCAGGAGCACGTCGATCGCCTCATTCGCCCTGGCCGCGACATCTGCCGAGGCCGGATTGATCGAGGGGCCCGCCGCCACGACGTTCGCGGCCAGGTTGAAAGTCACCTCACCCGCCGAGGTGCCGACCACGATGGCCGTTTGGTAGGTGCCGGCGGTCGACGGGAAGGTGCCGGTCGCCACAAGGGTTTGGCCGGACATGGAGAACGTGACGCCCGGGACGACCGGCGTGACCGACACGATGCCGGTCGCAGTGCCGTTGGAGACGGTGCCGAGGTTGCCTGCGGCCGAGCTACCCGGGGCGCCGGTGATGGTCAGAGACGACGGCCTGATGGCCACGCTGGGCGGTGGCGAGATACCGCCGTAGAAGGCCTCGGTCAGCTTCTCGAGCACGCTCTGCGCCCCGGTGATGCCGACCCACTCGTCACCCGCCTGCGTGTAGTGGCCATCGCTGCCGAGGTAGACATCGGCGTTCCCCTCCCCCGTCTCGCTGCCCTGTTTGCCAAGCCCGGTGATGGGAGTTTCGGGGTAGCGTGCGCCGTCCACAAAGATCAGCAACGGGTCTGCCTTGGCGGCAATAGCAGCCTGGAAGGCGTCATTGAAGGCCTGGATGTCGGGGTTCAGCGCGTACTGTTCCGCCGACCACAGCAGGCCCAGAACGATGACCGGCATCTGCGGGAACTCGGAGCGCGCGGCGTTGAACTCGCCCATGATCCGCGTGACGGCGGCCGACAGGGTGAACTCCCCGTTCTTCACCACTTCGCGGTCGACCCACGACAGATTGAAGAACAGGATGTCCGGCTTCGGGTCACGCCAGTCGTTGCGGCGCTCATGCCAGACGAAGCCGCCGATGTTGGCCTGCAGCTCGCCGGTGGTGTGGATGGCCGAGATCCAGTGGTCTTCGATGCCGAGGTGAGCAGCCATGACGCACGAGTGGCTGCCACCGTGGGGGCCGTTGACCCCTTGGATGTTGCTGTCACCGATGTGAACCGCGCGCAGGAGCTGCTTCGCGGGCCGCACGATCTGATCCTGCTTGGCGACATAGGTGCCGCCGAAGCGCCCCGCGGTGGCCGTGGCCTCGACAGGCTGGAAGAACGGCGACTCGATCCAGAAGCGGCGGCGCGCGCGCGGGCCGGTCGGGTTCGGGAACGCGATGCGGTACACCTGCTGGCCGGTGCCGGTGGCGATCGTGATGCTCGAATCGGGCACGTACTTCATGACGCTGTCCTCCTCGACCAGCAGCCGGTACGGGGTGCCCTTCTCCAAGATCACATTGCAGGCGTTGCCGTCGATGATCTGGTCGACCCAGTAGAGCATGCTGAGCTTCACGCCCGGCTTGAAACTCGTGTTGATGCCTCGGATGCCGAAGCCGTCGACCACCGGCGCGCCGCCCAGGATCTGCCATGGCTTGGGGCCGTCCGTGATGGCGCTGTAGCCGCGCGTCATGGCGCCCTCGATCGCGCCCACCGGCGTCATCGTGGGCGCGTCTCGCAGTGCCGATGTGCGGAAACGGTTGTTGCCCATCGTGAAGGCGGCTTTGCTGATGAGGGTCTGCAGCACGCGATCGGCGCGCGAGCGCTCGCCGCCGCCCGGGGCGTCCTGGCCAGGCGGTCCAATGAGCGAGGCCTCCCAGGCCGATTCACTGCCGATGAAGCCGTTCTTCACCGCGATCTCGTAAGCACTGAGACCCGGCGGCCCCGGCACGGTGGAGTCGGCACCGGGCCGGCCTTCGAGGGATGCCAGCCACTGCGCCTCCGTGCCCACGAAGCCGTTTTTCACGGCGACTTGATATGCACTGAGGCCAGGGGGTCCGCTTCCGCCCGAGCCCCCGCCATGGAGGGATTCCAGCCACTCCGCTTCGGTGCCGACGAAGCCATTCTTGACGGCAACCTCGTAGGCGCTGAGCCCGCGAAGACCGCGAAGCATCGCCTGCCACTGGGCCACGACGAGCGGGTTGTCCGATCCGAAAGAAATTGCTACCTGGTTCATGCTGTGGGTTCCGTGATGGCGCGGAGGACGCGCAGACCTTTGGTCTGGCTGTTGAGAGAATTTCCGTCTTGGTCGACGAAGCGAAAGTCGAAGACGAACAGGCGCGCGATCGGCCCGCTGTTCCATGCCTTGGTGACTGAGGCATCAGCACTCAGCGTGAAGGGCGTAAGGCCGTCCACGGGCGTGCCGAGCGCGAGCTCGAGCGGCGCAATGAGCTCGTGTGTGTCGAAGTGGCGCAGCTGGCAGGACGCGGACCAGAGGCCCGGTGGCAGCGCGGCCGTGCCTACTTGGGCAAACGTGCTGCCGGCCTTGAAGTCCCTCCACGAGTCGTAGCAAGAGGACATTGAGTGAACCTTTCTGTTCGATGTCTTGTTCAGGGCGCGAGCAGCGCGCGGTCGCTGCGCACGATGCCCAGCAGCAGGGTTACTTCGGCGTCTCGCCGCGCGAGAGCACGTCGAGCTTCTGCAAGTAGCTCTCCACCCTCTGCAGCAGCGGCTGCGATGAGCTCGGATCGATCTGCGACACGCTCGCAGGCAACGGGGTCGCTACGGGCCGCGGCGCGATCACGGGCGGCGGCGGTGGCGAACTGGAGGCGCACGCGCTCAGCGTGAGCAGCATCGCCAGCGCGGCCAGCTTCCAGGGTGCGGATGGTTTGCTCGAAGGCATGGACGGTCTCCTGCTGCTGGGCAGCGTGGGTGAGTTGCAGGGTGGCGACGCGCTCGGACTCGCGCAGCGCGGCGCGATTGCGGTCGTTGGTCTCGGTGGCGCGCGCGAGGCGCTCGGCGGCCAGCTCTTCACCACGGTTGGCCAGGCGCACGGTCTGCAGGCCCAGCGCGGCCAGCAGACCGGCCACCAGCACGGCGACGACGATCGGCCGCCAGTTCACCAGCAGGAAGCGACCGGCGGCGATCACGCTGCCACCTGCAGGGCGCGGCGAACCTTCACGAGCATGTCCTCGACCTCGCGCAGGCCGAACGTGCCGCCGTTGACGACCTTGCGGACCTTCACGGTGTCGGCCAGGTACGCGTCGGGCACCTTGCCCTCCCACCAGTCGAACGCGAACTCGAGGGCGAAATGCGGCTGCTCGGCGAGCTCAGGGAGCACAGTCAGATCCTGGCCGCTGCGCTTGCCCTGCCAGAGGTAGCCCTCGTAGAAGGTCAGCATGATCAAGCCACGGCCCGGGTAGCGCGCGCCGTCGCCAGCGCCTTCGGGCCGGTTGCCGCCGCGGCCGCCGTAGCAGGCCTCGAAAAACTTCTGCTCGTTAAATGCCAGCTCCTCGGCGCGCGGCACCAGGGAGCGCCACCGGCTACCGGGCGGCGATGCGTTGCCCAGCTCCCGGATCCGCGCGGCGCTGTAGTTGCCGCTCTCCTTCAGCTTCTGCAGGCCCTGGCTTTCGACCAGGACGTTGGCCAGGAACTGCGCCAGGTCGGCGTCGCCCTTGCTGAAGAGGTCCATCTTCGGCGTGTGGGCGAACACACCCGACCACGTCGCAACCTGCGCCGGCTTGATGCCGCATAGGGTCAGGATGCGCGCCCAGTCGTCCTTCGTGCGCGTCATGCGTCGCTCCTTGGCGGCAGGCGGCCGAAGCTGCTGCCGATCGTTCGGTTGTAGATGTACTCGCAGGCCTTCGCGCCGCCGAAGCTGATGGCAGGCACGAAGAACCCGACCAGCAAGCCCGGCATGCCGAAGTGCGCCGCGCTGAAGAAGCCCATCAGGCCGGCCAGCCACGACCCGCCCATGTGCGCCGCGATGAGCAGCGGCAGGTTTCGGATGGGCGGCACGATGGCGTCGGGCGGCGCGTCGTTGATCTGTGCGCTGATGCGGATGAGCAGTGCGGTGCCGCCGCTCAGCGTGGTCAGCACCAGGACGAGCAGCCACTCCAGGCCGGTGATGGTCTCCACCGCCTGGCCGAAGGTGAGCTGCGCCGCGATGACCGATGGCGGCCAGATGGCCACCGCGCAGGCCTTGAGGCCGGCAACCGTTCGCACTCTGATCACAGGTCGGCCCTTTGCGAGATGCGCTCGAGCCGCGACTCGCGCTCGGCGCGTGCGTGGTCTAGCACGCCGATGACAGCGATCCATGCGGCCATGAAGGCGTCGAGAACGTACCGGCCAGCCGAGGGCTTCAGGTCACCGGACTTCACCAGCGCGAGCACCAGCGCGACCTGGCCGATGGCGAGCAGCATGAAGACGACGTGCCGGTGGCGGTGGGTGCAGCGCATCGAGTACCGATCGGGCAACACGTCGTTGATCAGCACGTCGACAATGCCGGCGAGCGCGATCAGGCCCAGGAGGCTCATCGCGATCAAGCCGCCATAGCCGTCCTCGGCCATGGCGAAGCGGTGCTGGCTGTACGGATCCCAGCCTGCGATCGCAGCGGTGACCGCCACCGATGCGCTGACGTAGAACCTCAAGGCCGCAGAGAAGTGGGTCTTCATCGCGCGCTCCGTTCGGGCAACAAAAAACCCGCCGAAGCGGGTTGGGTGGTGGGGTGGTGCATGGTCAGCGTTTCGCCGCGGCCGTGAAGAGCGCATCGAGCGCAACGGCATCGAGGCCCAGTGCAGCGCCGAGCAGCGCGACCAGCTCCGAGCCGCGCTCGACGGTGGCCGAGTAATCCCATTCGATCTGCGCGGCCTCCTTGTGGTCTGCGGGCAGCGAGGCAATGGCTGCACCTACCGCGTTCAGTTTGCGCGCAGCAAGGAGCTCCAGGCGGGCCTGGCGCATCGTCACGATGGCCGGCACGACTTCGACGACTGGCGGCGGCGCGCCGGGCGTGTTGCCCTCCCCCAGCCAAGCTAGGTAGTCCGCATAGTCCACGTTGAGCGGATCGAGCGGGATCATGGCGGCGTCTTCACGGCGCTCAATATGGGTCACGTGATCGATGTACATCACAGCCGGGCCGAAAGAGTGCCAGCGATGGCGATTGAACCAGGCCAGCCAGCGACAGCGCCGAAGTACGGGTAAGCCAGCAGTACGGTGGCTCCCACCTGACTGAGGGCGCCGGCTGTGTTTGCAGCGACCGGAGTCTGGAACCAAGCCGACCCGGTATAGATAGCGGCCGATGCGCTTCCCGCGCCCGATGCAGCATTCGTCACAGTGGGCGTCGCACGCATCTGCACGCCAGTGGCAACAGAGAAATGCAGCGCGTTGGCTGCGCAGGTCGTACCGCCAAAGTAATTGAACGGCTGGAAGTAGCGCTGGCAGAGGCTTAGCTCGAGGCCGAAGGGGCGGCGCTCGAAGGGAGTCACTACCGTGCCGGGCTCGACCTGCACCAAACTCAGGGTGCCGGTCCCGAACTCCACAGAGAGCGTCGAGCCGCCGGCAACACCGGTGATCTGGAAAGGCGCCGCCGCATACACGCCGCCGAGTACGCGACCCTGGGCGGTGCCGGTGCGCGAGACGGTGTAGGTTCCAGCCTCGATGTTCAGGCCCTCGATGGGCTGAACCAACGAGCCCGCGGTGATGGTGATGGTGGTCACGCCGCCGACCGTCGCGAAGCTGTACGTGCACCCGGTGGGGCCGGCCTTCCACTGGTCATGCCCGTAGGCTCCGGCCGCCAGCGTCACGGGGCTGGTCACGCCCAGCTGATTGATGGCGAAGTTCCCATTGACCAGGCGCTGCCGGCCGCTGATGGTCGAACCGATGCCGAGCGCAGCGCGTGCTTCGGCCGGGTTGCCGGTCGATCCCAGCAGCCCGCCCGCCCCGAACAGGGTCTCCCACAGCTTGCCGAAGCCGGCGCGCGCGGTCGCATTGGATGGGTTGGGGAATGGCGCCGAGATCTCGGCCTTGTCGGGAGGTGCTGCCATGGTCAGTAGCCTTTCAGGGTGATGTCGGCAGTAGCGCCGGAAACGGATGTTTGGTTGCTGTCGAGCGCACGAATCACGGGCGCCAGCGGCGCGGTCTTGTCGGTCTCGACAGTGATTGCGCCGCTGGCGTTGGCCTGCAGAGTGGCTTGCACGGTCTTGATTGAAGTGAAGTGCTTGGCATAGGGGATCACGGTCCCGCCGGCGCCGATCACTACATCTGCGAGATGCTCCTCGAGGTCAGGCGCGTCAACTGTGAGCACCAGCGATTCGAGGACACTGCGAGTCGTACCGGCGCCAATGGTCACGCGGAACTGGTATGCGTCGTTCGCTGCAGCAACCTGGCCGGGCCATGGCATCCAGCTGCCCGGCGGCCCGTAAAACGGCTCAGCGTCCAGCCCATAGAACGAATCGTTGTCACCGCCGTAGAGAGTGCCCTGGCCTGCGAGTCGATACTCGATCCGCAAGTCGGTGCCTTGGGTCTGCGCCTCGAGCGTCATGATCGAGCCCGCCAGCGCGGACCCGATGGGCACGTCGGCGGTCACGAACACCATCTGCCCATAGGCCTCAATGTCGTAGAAGGGCTCGGTGTCAGCGCCATAGAAACTCTGGTCGTCTGTGCCGTAGAGCGAGTCGAGCGCATTGGCAGAAGGATTTCCGCCGACCAGCGTCCAGCCGCTCTGTTCGCCCTCTGCGAAGGGCCAGCCCATGGCGCCGAAGTCCCATTCCTCAACGACGTTGGCGATCGGCGGATCGCCCAGGTCCATGATGATGTTGCCGCTCGCCAAAGACACATTGCCGCTCGTGTCGATCGCCTTCACCATGATCGAGACCGGCCCCCCGGGCCTGGTGATCGGCTCCCAAGGGCTTTCCGTGATGATGCCCTCGTGCAGCGGTGTCGCGCTGTTCCAGTCCAGATTGCTGCCGTAGTGGAAGCGGAACACGAAGCCGGCCAGGTCCGGCACGCGCCGTGGCAGGCTCCAAGACAGGATCCCGCCACTGATCGAAAGATTCTCGACGTTCGGCGGCGGCTCGGTCTTGCCGACGACGACATGCGAAACCAGAAGGCTCCAGTTACTGATCGCCAGCGTGTTCCGGCTGCGCGCGATGATGGTGATCAGTTCGCCGTCCTCGAAGCCCGTCGCAACGGCCTCGGTCGCATTGCCTGGCACGGTGACAGTGCGCACCTGCCCGGTCGCCATCGTCCGGAACTGAACCTCGATGCTGCCGGACTCGCGAATGGCAGCATCGAGCACAGGACTCCAGGTGACGCGTACGCCATTGACGATGGTCCCGTCGCTCTGCACGATCAATTCGTCTTCGCCGCTGCTTACCGAGGTGATCGTCGGCGGAGAAATGTCCCAGGGCCTCGGCAAGCCCGAATTGCTCACCAAGCCTTGAGGAACGAACGGTGCGCCGAACTGGTAGATGTTGGCGGTGTTTTCCTTAAGGGTGAGCTGCACAAAGCCGTCCGGCAGGAACGTGCGGCCAAGCACCTGAAACTCCTTGTTCACCCAGCCATAGCGGCTCGAGGTGAACTCGATGCAATCGAAGAGCTGCACGGGGTAGGCGCGCAGTTTGAACGGGGCTGTCACGGTCAGCGGGTCGCGGCCGTCGCGCAGCATGATCCCGGCGATATGGAATGCCTGGCCGGCGTAGAAGATCGCCGGCATGGTCACTTCTTGCACCAGCTCGGCACCATCCGCAGCGACAAGGGCATCGGCTCGGAAGGGCGTGATGGGCGTCTCAACGTAGGCGGCAGCCTCGTCCCAGATCCGTGCCAAAACCGTATTGATCTTGTCGTTGCGGGCGCGGTGCGTGCTGATGGTCACCGGGTTCTGAGTCGACCCGCCACCTTCTGTCCGCTGGACCACGGCCAGATCGGCGTCGTTGAGCGACATCGTCGGCGCCTGGTAGACACCAGCTCGCACGAAGATCTCGCCCGCGGCGTAGGCCCACTGTCCGCCCATCGCCTGCGACAGGTCGTCGAAGACATCGCGCGCCGGTGCACCGAAGGGCACCACCATGGCGGCGCGGTACATCGGGACCCACTGGGCGCCCGTGTAGTCGATCATCGTCTCGCAGGCATTCGCAGCGGCGATGATTCGCGCGTCCTCCGCGGCGCTCGGGCCTGACCGCTTTCCGAACTGGGGATGCTCGAGCACATGGCGGATCATCAGTGCTGGGTTTTCGGTGAAGCCCGTGACCGCGGTCCGCGGGTCGTAGATCTTGGCCCCGCGAACCAGCGCGGTCACGTTTGGCAGGCCGCTCGGGTAGGCGGTCTCGTCGTAGTCGAACTCGCAGATTAGGTATGCGACGCCGGAGACACGATGGGCGGCCGTCCAGACGCCCGGCAGCAGCGACATCAAACGAGGATCCGCGCTTTGCCCCGGCGCGCCCAGATACCACCGAACCCGAGCCGTCGTAGTGAACTCCTCGTGCTGATAGAGGATGGAGTAGCTCGACGTTGGGTCGTAGCTCGCGATCGTGACGACGTTGCCGTTGACTATCGGATTGAGCTGCTCTGTCAACACATCGATTCCACTACCGATGACGCGCTGTCCTACCACTGACCCAGGCAGCGGCGTATGCGGCAGAGTCACACTTGTGCCGGTCATGGGTGCCCCGGCGAGCACAGGCTTCGACCGACCCCACGGCCCCGTGAGAACCTCCCCGCTGCTGCTCACGTCGACCGGCAAATCGTTGAAGTAGATTCGCTCTACAGCATCGATCTCGTGCGACGCAAGCGCCATGCACATCACGAACTTCTCTTTGTACTGGCCGACACTCGAACGGAAGAACACGGTGCCGCCCTTGCGCATGCGGCCGAGCACCAGTTCGCGCGAAGCCACAGTAGCCGGAACGTTGGCAAGGCGGTCGACTTGTGCCGCATCGAAGGCGGCGCGCGCGGCGCGCTCGGCCTTGTTCTTCTGGTAGCTCGACAGGGCGAGCATCCCAACGACCGTGATGGCATAGGCTGCGAACGTGATGGCCGCCGTGACTGTGCCCGCCGTGAAGATCGCAGCGAGACCGTATGCAATTACCTGAGGCATCAGATCTTCCAGGCCGCGATCGCGGCGCTCATATCCATCACAGCAAGGCCTTCCGGCCCCGGCCCGATTGCGGTCGTGCCATTGCAGACTGCAAGCAACTCACGCCCCTCGTTGAGCATCAGGACAACGTCGCCGACGCCGGCGCGATTGGGCGAGACCGGTGCGCCCCAAGCATCGATCGCAAGCTGGCGGATCCCGCCCTGCTGCTCGATGACACGGGCGGCCGCTAGTGCGGTCGTGTAGCCGCGGAACTTCGCGGCATAGTCGACGCCGGTCATCGCCAGCACCGCGTCGACTGTGAAAAGGCAGCAGTCATTCCGTCCCCACTCGAACGGCATCGACACGCGCTTCTTCGCGAACTCCGCTAGGCGTAATTGCCAGTCGGCGCGCCTCATTTGCCCGGTCTCCATTCCTTGGTAGGCCAGACAACCGGTTGATTGGCCTGCGGTAGCACGTACTCGAACGCTCGATCGCCAGGCGCAAGCATCTGCTGATCGGCGTTGCTGTACGTCAGCGCAGCGCCACGCAGCAAGTCGACTGCAGAGCTCTCCGCGGTGACCTGGATAGTGCAGGTCTCGCCGTCCTCGACGATGCTCATGGTGTCCAGCGTGCCGGACCATTCGAGGGGCGCGTCGACAATCTGGTACGTACCGGCGTCAAGCACGGCCGTGCGAATGGCCACACGAGTGCCCTGCACCACCGCAGAGTCATCCAAGGCGAGCGAGATGTACGCGGCGTCAACGCCGGAGAGCGTGAACTGCAAGCCCTTGACCTCGCCGGGCGAGTCTTCGATCTCGCTCACACTCCCGATGCCGTAGGCGCCACGGTAGGTGATGCCCTCGAAGACCAAGTCCCAGTTCGACGAATTGAGGGCGATGGGCGTCGGAAATGCCAACAAGACGAGCTGCACCAGGGGGACCATGGGCGCACCCAGCGCGGCCACTGTGGCGCCGGATAGGACTCTCATACGACCGCCTCCAAAAAGTCCAGCGTGACGCCCTCCGCGTAGCCCGGCACGTACTGGATCGAACTCTGAGACACGAGGCGGAAGGGTGCGGTGGGCTTGTCCCAAACCACAGCCGTGCCGGCCTCAATGGTGCGGCGCAACCTGTTCACGATCGGTACGGTGCAGCGACGCATGGCGCCGTCGATGGCTCCGTCGGCGATGCAGTCGTCCTGCACCTGCAGCAGCAGGCCGCCAACGCCGAGCATGTCGCCAGCGAGCAGCGTGCTCAGCGCCGGCGCGGCAATGACGAGGGATGCTGCACCCTGCAAGGCAGTCACCACGATAGGAGCACCGCGCATCGTGCCGCGTGGAGCCTTGCGGACGAAGTGGAAGAGGTTCACCACGTTGGCCATGCCGCGCAGCGAGGCCAGAAACGCCTCCTGACGCGCCGCATCGCCGCTGGAGCGGGGGGGAAGAGACAGGGATGCCGTCCAACGGTCATTGAGCAGGTCCACCACTTGCTCACTGCCGCCGAACGGTGACGCATGCGACCGCTGCACGGGCGCCGGGCGCATCGAGAATTGGTTCGGGCGAAAGCCCACCGGCAAGGCGATGACCGTCATGCGAGCGCGCCCCCATAACGTCGGCTGCGTCCGATCTGGCCGGCTATGCGCCGTTCGGAGCCTTGAACCGCATCGCGCAGTTGCGACTGCGTGGCGATGTCGCCGACGCTCCAATGGTTGGTGATGTGCACAGGCGCGCCGCTGCCGGCCGCTCCGGTCGGTGGCGCGGACGCGAAAGGCACCTGCCCGACCACACCGCCGTCGGCATATCCACGCATGCCGAGACGCATGGCTTCGACGACGCCGACGCCGCCGGCGTTGCGCACATCGTTCTGGCTCCACACCACTTCGCCAGCGTGCACGACGCCTGCAACCTCATTCTTCGAACCATGCCCCGTGTACCCGCCGTCTGCAAAGCCGAGCCAACCGGCAACGGTCTTCATCCACCCACCTGCGCCCCCGGCACTTCCGAGTAGTCCGGTCATGACCTTCTTCGCCTCGATGCGAGCCAGCTCGGCGAGCGTCGTCTTCACAAACGACTTCACGTCGAGCTTTCCAGTGGTGAAGAGCTGGGTCAGAGCGTCCTCCATGCTCTTGAAGGTGCTGCCCCATGCCTGTTCAGCTTGCGCCGCAACGTTGCGGTTCGTCTCCAGGTAGTTGGCCAGCGCCTCCGAGGCGCCAACGTTCCAATCCCCTTGCTTCTCACGCATCTGCGCGTAGTAGGCCTCGTAGGCGGAAAGGGATTTTTTGTGGAACGTGTCGATGAGCTCGAGCTCGCGCTCGTACTGCGCCTGCGCCTCGGGCTTCCATTCGCCCTTGAGCTGCGCCTCCCGCCGCACGTCCTCGAGGCGGTCACGCTGACCGGCATACTTGTCTCCGATCTGGTTGACGCCGGCGAGCTTCTCGCGGGCCGCCGTGCCCATCCCCATGCCGCGCAGATCGGCGGCGTATCGGTCGAGCTCGGCGTTGAACTCGCGCTGTGCAGACGTCTGCGCGTTGCTCATGGCGAGGTCACGCTCCCGCTGCTTGGTCAGATCCTTCTGCATGTCGATCAAGGTGGCCAGGCCCATCGCCCGATCGCGCTCCGTGTCGTTGAGCGTGATCTTGCCCTCGCGCATCTGCCGCAGCACATCCTCGACGCTGGTCAGCTCCTGCGTCTTGGCGATCTGATCGTTCAAGCCCTGAATGAAGGTCTTCGCCTTCTCCCGCTCGGCCTTCTCCGCCGCAATGGCCTTCTTCGCCGCCGCTTCCGATGCCGAGGCCGCCGCCTTCGCAGCCTTTGCGCGCGCAGCCTCGCCCGTCGCGTCGATCGGCGTCGCCTTGGCGTCCGAGGCCTTTGGGGTGCCCGGGTCGAGCGGGGATTGGGTGTTGGCGTACTCCTTGACCGCCTTGGTCGCAGCCAGGGCCTTCGCCTGCGTCTCGTCGATGCTCTGCCGGGTCCGCGCCATGTTGCGGATCAACTGCTCGTTGCCAGGGTCGCGCGACAGCGCTTCCTGATAGCGCTCGTAGCGCTCCGTCAGGAGCTTGAGGTGGTGGCTGTGCTCGGCCGCAGCGCCGGTCAGCTTCCCGAACTCGTCACTGCCCGTGAGCAGGTCCAGCTTGTTCTTGGCGTTGATGAAGGCGACGAGGTTGGCCGTCCCGCGAACGACCGCCGTGGACAGCTCCGTCATCCAGCCGATCAAGGTCTGAATCGAAGCCTTGGTCTCGGGCGAGGCCAGCGTGCTGTTCATCTCCTCGACGCTGGCCTTCATCTTCTTCATGCTGCCGGTGTCGCCGGTCAACAGGTCGTTGATGGTGTTCTGCAGGGCCGAGAGAGCGCCGCCAAAGGTGTCGCGCGCAGCGGCGGCAGCGCCGCCGTAGGTTGTCTCCAGCGCCTGCAGGATGATGCCCTGCGCTTCGGCCGTTCGACCGGTTTCCTGCAATCGCTCGGCGAGCGCCTTCTGGTCCTCGGTGAACTTGAAGCCCTGCTTCGACAGCGCCGACATCCCGTCCTTCGGAGAATCCAGTGCGCGACCGATGACCTCGGCCGCGGCGCCAATTTCCATGCCGCGGCGTGTGGCCATGTCGGCGGCGTACTGCAGCGCCTTCGGGTAGGTGTCGCCGACGATGCCCGTGAATTCGAGCAGCGTGGTCTGAGCCTTGTTGATGTCGCCGCCGCTGAAGATGCTGGCCTTCGACATCGACTCGGCCATGTCGTTCAACTTGTCCTGGCTCCAGCCGGCCGCCTCCCCGGTGGACTTGAGCACGGCCGCGAGCTGCACCTGCTCCTGCTCAGCGTTGCGCGTCTCAGAGATGAACTTCTGAAAGACGACGCCGACCGTCACCGCCGCGATGGCCTTGCCGATCAGGTCGCCCACCTTGCTCCACGCCTGCTCCGTTTCCTTCGCGCGCTCCTTCGCCGCCTTGGCGATTTCTCGCCCCTTGCGGTCACTGGTGCGCGCTGCGCGATCCATGCCCTGCTCGAAGCCGCCGATTTTCGCGATCAGCTCGAGCGTGAGCGTTCCAAGGCTGCGGCTGCTCATCGTGGAGTTCCGTCAAGAAAAGTTGTCGCCGGGGCCGGGTCGCCCTCCTCCATCCCCTGCGCCATCAGGTTGTGGATCGTCTCGGCCTGAAGACGGATCGTCTCGGCCTGCGTCGCCACAGTCTGCAGAAGCAGCTTCATCTGTTCCGCCGAATCGCGCTCGGAATCGTTCATATGCAATCGCTGTCCATTTGTTGATCCACTCGCGCCGCTCGGCGCATCCGCTGCACTCGTCCCAGGTCATCGCCACTCCTGCATAGCCTTCTCGAGCTCGGCCGCGTCATCGACGGGCGTTCGCTGGACAAGGAAGTCATCGAAGGGGACAGTGCCGCCGACGCTGCGATTGACGGCGACGGACACCACTGCCGCCGCGTGCTCGATGGCGCGCACGGGGTTGAGGCTTCCGTGCAGTCGCCGGTAGGCGATCCAGGCGCGCAGCTCGTGATCCGAGAGGCGCGCCTTCGCTTCCGCAATGGTTCGGCCACCGATGCCATGTAGCACGAGCTCGTGCCACACCTCATCGGTGGCTGTCAGTTTTTTGGAGCGCTGGCCTCGTTGATCGCATTGACCATCGCCCACGCCAGCGAAGGGTTCAGGCTGAAGGCCTCGTCGTAGGTCATGGGTTCGCGCTCGTCGCCCAGCAGGACGCAGTGCGCGATCATTTGCGACGACCGGCTGCGGTCGCCGTCATCCGCCATGATCTTGTCGATAAGACCGAAGGCGCGGCGGCGCACCCAGATGTCGAAGGTGTCGGTCTTGTCGCCGTCGGCCGTCTTCCGTGTCCAGGTGACGGGCACCTTGACCGGCTCCGGCTCGACGAAGGCGCCCATTTCGCGGAGTTCGAGCAGGTTCATGGCGACACCTTCGGAATCCAGGTCGAACCGCCCGAACGCTGGATGGCAGCCTGCGTGACGACGACAGCGTTCCCGGTGAAGTCGAACGGGAAGTCGGAGACGTAGCCCTGAAAGGTGAACCAGGTACGGGTCTGCGGCAGCACGAAGTCAGGCACGACGGAACGCACGGCCGTAGCAATTGCACCGCTGCCCGCGCCGCCGGTGAAGGCGACGGTCGGGACGCTGGTGTAGCCCGTTCCCTTGTTCGTGATCGTCACGCCTACGACGGCGCCACCGCTCACCACCGCCGTCGCCGTCGCACCGCTGCCGCCGCCACCCGTGATCGCCACCGTCGGGGCCGAGGTGTAGCCCGTGCCGCCGGCCGTCACGTTCACGCTTGCGATGCTGCCGGCAACGGCCAGCGTCGGCTTGACGTTCTTGCCGTCAGACCAGCCGACCGCCCACTTCAGCGGGGTCTGATCCTCGCTGTTCGACAGTTGATGGAGGCGCAGGTGCGATGCGTTTCGCGAGTCCGCGTTGACCGTGAGGCTCGCGGAGCCGGGCGTGCGCAGGCCGCGCAGGTAGGTGCGCGCGTCGGTTTCCTCGAGGCAGGTGTCCTCGATCTGGTCCGAGGGCGAGCCGCCGGGGTTGAATGCCGTCGCGCATTCGATGTTGAGTACCTCGTACCCGCCACCGCCGACGAGGGGGGCCAGCACGTAGATCTGGGTGCCTTGCGTGAGCATGCTCATTTTGAAGTCCTTCTGGAATGAAAAAACCGCCCATAGGCGGCTGGTTGAGAACTAGCGCTGGACGATCCAGTCGACTCGGAACGTGAAGCGCCATCGCTTCGTGGTGGGGTCTCTCGACTCACCGATCCAGGCGGTGATGTGGGCGTGTGGCTCGATCGCGTCGCGCAACGCATGCCCTACCTCGATGACCTTTTCCGGGTCATCGGCGTAGGCGTCGACTTGCAGCTCCATCGAATCCACGTCGGGCAGGTCGCCGAGGTAGTTTTCAGGGGTGCCACCAACCGTCTGCCACACCGCGTAGGGCACTGCGCCGCCTTGTTCCGCGACACCGAAGAGAGTGAAGCGCGTGGGAGCCTCGCCGAGCAGTGCGCGCGCTGGCGCGTGAGCCCTGACGGCCTCGAAGATCGTGAGGCTCATACGCCCATCTCCTTGAGGGCTGCAGTCAATTCCGTGGCTGTCTTGTCAATGACCGCGCCGATGTTGTTCGTCAGCGCGGGCAGCATGAAGGGATCGGCCCGCATCTTCTCGGTGCCGAGTTCGACCAGGTGCCAGTGAGGCGTCGGCCCCTTGGCGCCCTCGTCAGGGTTGCCCTTCGGAATCCGTCCTTTGGGCGTCGCCACGCCAACACGAAACATCACGTCACCGGTCTGCTTGTAGGTGCGGCTGGCGAAGCGCTGCTGCACGTTGTTGGCGATGCGCCGGCCCGTCTCCGAGTCGTCAACGCGCAGCGCGTTGGCCTTGGCCGCCTTGGTGACGATCCGGGTCGATCGGCTCATGGCCCGCACCAGGCCCCGCTTGCGCAGATCCTGCGGCAGCTTCATCAGCTTCTCGACAGCCTCATCGAAGCCGGTCAGCTTGGTCTCAACCACGATTCACCCCCTCACTGCAGGGCAAAGTCATGTACTCGACGCCGCTTTCGCGATCAGCAAGCACGCCGACGATGTTGTAGATCGTGCCGCGGTACTCGATCCGCATCGCGGCAGTGACGCCAGCACGGGAGCGGATGGTGATGCGGGTGGTCACCTCCGACTGCACCGCGTGCGCGGCCACGAACTCGCGTGCGCTCATCGGCTCGATGGATGCCCAGAGGTCTGCGACAAGAACCCAGTTGTCGACGATCGCGCCGGTAGCGGCGTTCTGCTGCGTTGGCCTGTTGCACCACAGGCTCACAAGGTGCCGGAGCTTGCCGATGCGCATCAGACCCCCAGGCCCACGCGATAGGGGAAGAGCAGAGCCTTGGCGCCACTGGGCAGCGCGGTCGCGGTCGTCCCCGTCACGACTTCCTCACGGTTCTCGTGGAGGTGACCGAGGATCAGGAGCATGGCCGCCTTGATCAGGTCGTCGATGACCATGCCGTAACGGATCTCGAGCGCCGCCTTTTTCGCTTCCGCGTAGACCCACGCTGCATGCTCGACGGCCGCGTTACGCTCAAAGCCGTCCGCCAAGGCCGCCGCGTTCTGCGTGGCGGCCTCGTAGGCCGCGCGCGCAGTGGCGAGCGCCTGGGGGACAGCACCCACGGCTTCGGCGCGCGTCGCCTCACTCTCGTACAACCGACGATTGAGGTACTCCATCGTGAAGCGAGCTGCCGCGAGGAGATAGGGCGCAATCTGTTCGGTGGGATAGCAGTCGTCCACGCGCAGATGCACGCGCGCCTCCTCGAACGTCAGCAGCATTCAGGTCGCCCGGTTAGACGCGCGGCGGGCGGTCCGAGCAGCCGCCGGAGCCGGTGCAGCGGTCGAGTCTGCGGCTGGAGCGCTCTCGGCGCTCGACGGCGCTGCATCCGCTTCCTCGACCTTCACGCGAGAGGCGAGGCCCTTGAGCTCCAGTTCCTTGGCGTGCTGTTCGTCGGTCTCGAATTCGGTGCGAGCCTCGCCGTTGATCAGCAGCGGGCGATCGGATGTCATCTTGATCATGTGAGTCTCCATGAAAAAGGGCCGCACAGTGGCGGCCCTTTGGGGGTTGATCGAGATCAGGCGGCCGGCGGCACCGGCAGCGTGCCGAACACGAAGGCCTCGGGACGGTACACGGCCAGCGCGGCGCGCTCTTCACAGCGCACGGTGACCATGTTCTTTTCGAAGTCGTCGGTGTTCTCGGTCGAGATCACGACGTTTGCATCCTCGCGATCGAAGAGCTGCGCGGCGGTGGCGAACGCGCCGGTCAGGAACTTGCCCAGGAACGCCGGGATCTCGGTCGGGACGACCGGGAGGTTCCACAGCCGCGGCTCGGTCGTGCCCTGGGGGTTGCCGATGATGTAGCGGCCGAGCGTGTCCTTCTGCAGCTCGATCTTCGCCCAGTCGGTGAAGTGCAGCACATGACCCGATGCCGGCACGCGCGCGAGCTGCGTCTGCAGCATGGCCCAGCGCAGTGCATCGATCGACGTTGCGCCGGCGGGGATGCCCGTGGAGCTGTACGCCGTCGCTTGCGGCACGATACCCAGGAGGTGCACACCGGTGCCGTCGCCGAAGAGCACCTCTTGCTCCTCGGCGTACTTCAGGCCGTAGTTCATCTCGAGGTCGATCAGGCTCTGCAGCTGCGCGAAGTCATCGAGGATCTGCTTGGACGCCTTGAACAGGTGGGCGATGGTGCTGACCGCGGTGATCTTCGACGCGAACGTGATGTCGCTGTACGGCTTGGCCGTGTTCTCGGCCACGACCCGAGCGGCGTTGGTGAAGCCGGTTTGCTGCACCCAGAAGATCGCCGGAGCGGTCGTGCGGCCGGGTGCGATCAGGTCTCGGATGAAGAGACGCTGCTTGGGCTTCACGTCGATGCCGGGCAGCCGTTGCGGTTCGACGATGCCCTGGGCTACACCGGTCGAGATCAGCGCAGCATTGACGGGAATGCTCACTCGGCTGCGCTCATTGCTGGCGACGCGCGCAGCGAAGTCCTTCAGGCCTTCGTGGCCGATGACCTGGGCGCCTGCCGACATCGCGACAGCGCGCTGACCGGCGCCGCCCGAGCTTGCGACCACGGCCTGCTCGACTTCACCGAGCTGGGCCTTGAGCGCGGTCTGCGCCTGGTTGAGCGCGTTGAAGTCCGAAGCCACCTTGTCGATGGCGGCCTTCGTGGCGGTGGTCATGTCGCCGGCGGCCTTGGCTTCCTTGAATGCCGCTTCGGCCTTGGCGGTGAATTCGCCGGATGCCTTTTCCAGGCTGGCCGTTACTTGCTTGAGAAGTTCGTCGTTGGTCATTTCGTGTCTTTCAGATGGTGGGAGTGGTGGTGCTCGCCTCGAAGCGCGCCAGGGCGCGGTGCAGGTCGAACACATGGGTGGGCGTCATGCCCTCTTCGGCAGCGCTGGGCGTGCCATCGAGGGCAGCGCCTGGCGTGCCCTTGATTTCTTGAATGAGCTTGCGGCGCTCGCTGCGCGGCAGGCCCTGCTTGGCGAGCAGTACGTCCAGGCGGTGCGCGGCATTGGCGCCGCGGCCCGGCTCACCGTCCTCGCCGATCGCGTCGGCCGCGAGCAGCAGGTCGGCGAAGCCGTCGTCGACCGCTTGGGCGCCGCCGATCCATGTCTCTGCGTCCATCAGCTTGGCGGCGGCCTTGTCGTCGATGCCAGCTCGTGCGGAATAGATGCCCGCCATCGCCGCGTCGAACGGCTCGAGGGTCTTGGCGACATCCCGCAGGTCATGACGGTTGCCCACCGCCATAACCCAGCAGTTGTGCACCATGAGGAACGCGGCGCGGCCGATCTGGATCTCGTCGCCGGCCATGGCAATGATCGACGCCGAGGAGGCGGCCAGTCCCAGCACCTTGACGGTCACCTTCGCCGGATGCTCGCGCAGGATGTTGTAGATCGCCAGCCCCTCGAACATGTCGCCGCCGGGGGAGTTGACGTGGACGGTGACCGGGTTCTTTCCGATCGAGCGCAGCGCCGCGCTGATGCGCTTCGCCGTCACGCCTTCGCCTGACCACGGGTCGTAGCCGATGGGGTCGAGAACCGAGATGGTGGCCTGGTCTTCAGCCTCCGAGGCCGCGGCGCGAACGCCGGGCTGCCAGAGCTGCAGAGCCTTGGGCGAAATGTCCGACGAGACGGACGCGCGCACCGAAGCGGCCGGCGCCGCGGGTGCCGCGGGCAGGGTCAGAAGCGACATGGAAGTCCTTTAAGCGGAAGTGAGAGCGTCGATCTCGGCGCGATCGCGGGCGATCTGCTCGGCGGCCGAAGCGTCGGGGTTTGTCTGCAGCGTCGAGAGCCATGCCTGCAGTGCAGCACGAGCTGCGTCGGCCGGGCTCTTGGCCTGGCCCAGTTGGTCCAGCGGGGAGAGGTTCGTCTGCACGGTGTAGATGTCGCCGCCCGGGATCGGTGGCATGTTCTCCAGGCGCCGCACCTCGTTGCGCGACATCCAGCCGTTTTGCAGCGCGATGTTGTAGAAGCTGGCGCGGCCGGCGCTGTCAGCGCGCAGCAAGGCCTCGACGCCGAACTCGGCATAGATCTCGTCTCGCTCGCCGGCGTCGACCAGGCATCGGCTGATCTCCTGCTCGATGTTGTCGAGCATCGGGCGCAGGCTGTGCGTGAGGAAATGCAGGTTCTGGCCTTCGACGCTCGACGGCCAGCTCGACTGCTTGTCCATGTGGCCGATCATGAAGGGCGGCACCTTGAACCAGCTGCAGACCTGCTGGATGCCAAATGCGCGGGTCTCGAGCATCTGGGCGTCTTCAGGGTTCATCGTGATCCCCTGGTACTTCAGACCGGCCTCAAGCACCATCAGCTTGCCGGCGTTCTTGGAGCCTGCGAATGTGGCCAGGCTCGTGCGCAAGAGCTCACGCTGATCGGGCTTGAGATCCTTGTCCGAGCTGAGAAAGCCCGAGGCCTGCATGCCTTGGGCGAACACGCGGGCCGAAGCATCCTCCGCAGCCATCGCGCCGCCGAGAACTTCTCGACCGGTGGCGACGGGGTGCAAGCCGGACACACCATCGAGACCGAACCCACGGATGTGCATCAGATCCTTGGCGGCGATGATGCGGCGCCCGGTCCGCTCGGCATAGCTGTACTGCAGCACGCCGTTGTCCAGCCGCTTCACTTCCATGTTCTGCGGCAGCAGCGGGTTCAGCGCGACGACGCGCCCGGCGATCTTCTTTTTCTCGATGAAGGCATTGCCACGCAGACAGAGGGACGCCACCACGAAGAGCATGAACCGACCGGGTGTCATCTCAGAGTTCGGCGTCTGGCTCAGCAGGCGATGCAGCGGATGGTCACGGGCCGGCGAGCGCGAGCCGTCAGGGTTGCGGCGGTAGACCTTGATCGGCAGTGTGGAGACCGTCTCCGACAACAGGCGCACACACGCCCAGACCGCGGCGAGCTGCATGGCCGAATCGACCGTCACGTTCTTGCCGCTGATCGAGGTGCCCCCGAAGAACTCGCGCCAGAACGCGCCGTCCGTCAGGCGGATTTCCTTGTTCAGCCAGTTCACTAGCGCGGCTCGCACGCGACCCGGCTTTTTGCTTGCTGCCATCAGATACCCACCATGATTGGATTCGAGAAGATGTCGTCACTGCGGACCCGGCTCACCGGGTTCAGTGACAACAGCGTCAGCGCGTTGAAAGTTGACAGCAGCGGGTCGATCTTTGCCGTGCCCGATGCCTGCTTCGTGATGATCACGGCGTTGCCCGCGGGCACCACCTTCGCGTTTCCGACGCACCACGCCATCATTGGCTGACCGCCGTGGAGCAGCCCGCCTTCTGCGAGCTTTCGCTCTGTCGTCTTGATGACACCGGTCATCTTCCAACCCTGGGTGATGCCGATGATCTTTTCCTCCGGCACGCCGGCCTCTGCCAGCGCAGCAAGGATGCCGCCCAGGCCCGACGGGTCGCAGCCCACCATTTCCAACAGCCCGGACTCTTCGCACTCGGCGACATACGCGGCCAGCTCGACCAAGTCATCGCCGATCTTCTCGACCAGCGTCAGGTCGCCGTCATCAGAGAAGTCCTTGAACCGTGCGGCCTCAGATTGATGACGCTCGAGCACGGTCGGGTGGGCCCATGCGTGCGTCCAGACGAGCCATCTGCCGGTGAGGAGCTCGCGTCCCGAAACGGTCAGCGCCAGCAAGTCGTCCAGTCCGCCGCCGTCGATGCCGGCCGTGACCACTTCGCACCGCTTCAGCAGCGCGGAGAGGGTGAGCTTCTTCTCGGTGCCCAGCGGCTCCCAGAACAGCGCGCCGGCCCAACGATCCGCGCGCAGCGCAAGGCCGATCTCGACGTTCAGGTGCTTCGCCAAGAAGCCGCGCATCGAAGCCTCGCCGTCGTTCTTCGCGATCTTGTGCTGTCGCTCGATGTACTCGACATCGACGGACGCCCCGAGATTGGGGTTGGTCACATAGAAATTCTTCGGCTCACGCTCCTGCTTCGCGGCCAGCATCGCCTTCGGGAACTCGTACAGCACCGGCAGAAACTTGGGGTCCACCACCAGCCCATCGCGCACGTCGCGTGCGTACTGCAGCTTCTGCTTGAAGACACCGGCGGGCGGCTGGTCGGATTGCGTGGTCAGGTAGATCACGAATCCATCGGGCCGCGAGGCCAGGCCGCCAGTCGCTTCGCGCAGCATGTTCTCCGCGTTCGGCTGCTTGCCCAGTAGCCACAGCTCGTCAACGAGGACGCCGGTCGCCTTCTTTCCGCCCACCGTGTCGCTGTCCGCTGCCACCACCTTCAGCGTCGCGCCGGTCTCGAGGTGCGTGATCGTGCGGATGTTGTCCTGCACATGCAGCAGCACCGACAGCTCGGAGTCGTGCTTGACCATGTCGCGCGCCGGCTTGAACGAGTTGTTCGCGATCTCGATCGTCGGCGCGAGGATCAAGAACTCCGCCGACTGCCGCCAGTTCTTGACCAGCGCGGTGAGCATGATGCCGGCAGCCGTTGTCGACTTCGTGTTCTTCTTGCTGATGAGCAGGAAGAACTCTTGGATCAGCCGCCGGCCCGCTTCGGCGTCGTAGGCGCCGAACACCGATGACACGAACTCCAGAATCCACGGGCGGCTGAGCTCGCCCATCGTCGGTGAGTCGTCGCCCGACCCCATGTCGACGACCTTCAGCTCCCGGAACACATCCAGCGCTTCATCGGCCTGGTCTTGGAACAGCGGCGGAAATGCGATCAGCGACTCGCGCGCAACGATCCGCCGCTCCCAATCAAGGCAGCTGGTCGACCAGGTGGGAAGCACCTACCGAACCGCCCGCAGTGGAACGCGCGTTGTGGCGAACTTCCCCTTGCCCGCCTGCTTGGCTGCGTCCGCGCGCGCTTCCTTCTTCCCCTGGTCGCCCACCTTTCCGTGCACGAACGGCATCAGCGCCTTGGCAGCGTCGATCCGAAACTTCGCGTCGAGCGCAACGTCGTTCATCGCCGCCAGCAGGAACGTCTTCGGGTCCGCGTGCTGCAGGGCCTTGGCCAGGTCGAAGGTCGGTCGCTGCTCCTCGGGCTGCTGGCCCTTCTCGGCCGCAGCGCGGTGGGCCGCAAGGTACGCAGCGACCTCCTTGTCTTTAACAAGACGCGAGCCGGCCGGCGATGCCGTGGCAGGGCTATACCCGGCCTTGATCGCAGCGTCCCTATTGGAGGAACCCGCCAAAACGGCGTCCGCGAAGAGCTTCTTCTTTGCGGTCAAGGCCATTAACAGAATCCCTTGAGGGAAAAATAATCGCAAACGAGGGGAGGCGTGGTGTCCTGAGCTTCGAACCTCCAGACTTTTGCCTCCCCCTCCCCATTTTGGTGCATGACGCTCGAATCGTCGTGTTTTTGCAACATCGCGAGCGAAATGCGGCCGTTCCTCATCGTCCCGCCCTCTGGGCTGCCTCTGCCTTCGTCTTCTCGGCGTGGCAAGGCTCGTTGCACAGCGGCTGCAGGTTGGACTCGTCGTTGCTGCCGCCCTGCTCGCGGGGGATCTTGTGGTCGATGTGATCCCGGCTGCTGATCCACACCCGGCCGCACTTGGCGCAGCGATAGCCGTGAGCCAGCGCCACCCGTTCCCGCTTGGCCATCCATGCGCGACCGCGCTCCATCGGTGTGGCGCCCGCCTTGGTCTCGAGAATGCGCGTCGCAGTCGTTTTGAGCGTCGCGAGGCGGGGCTTGAGGGTGGCGAGGCTCATCGTCAGTTCCTGAAGCTCTCGTCCTGCATGGCGATGTAGCGCGGGCCGCTGTCGCCGAGGGTGGTGATCTCGACCAAGCCGTAGATGCGCGACTCTGCCGCGGCCGTCGCCAGGTTGAGCTGGAAGTCGTCGAGCCGGCGCGTGTGGGCAGCGGGCGGGTCCTTCGGGCTCAGGCAGTAGGCGCAGGCGCTTTCATGGTCCTCATGGGGTGCGCCGCACTGGGTGCAGGTGGGGCGACGAAAGGAGCGAGGAGCTGGCGACGCGGGCAGCCGCATGGGCGGGACTTGGTGACCCACGTTCATGCCTCTGGGTACTTGGCCTGCAGGTACACCAGCAGCGCGCGCTCGACGGCTTCAGGGAGCACGGCGCCACCGATGCGGATCTGCGCGCCGATCTCGATGTCCTGCGCTCGGGCGATCAGGTGCAGGCGCACGGTGTTGGGCTCACCCACGCCGATGGATACCTCAAGGCCAGCCAGGCGATCCACCTTCACGCCGTCGACCAGCACCTCAGTGCCCTGCGCGTGGCCGTGGGGCGCCGTGATCTTCACTCGAGCTTCCATGGCTCAGGCTCCCCAGGACGATGCCGGCGGCACCGCCGGTGCCACCGCGCCGAGGCTCAGCGAGCGATCCAGCACCAGCACACGATGGCCAGGGATGTGCTCGACGAGGATTGCGCGCAGATGCTCGCGGGCCTTGCCTGTCAGGATTTGATCGGTCTGCACCACCAGCACGTCGCCGGGCAGCACCTGCAGGCGATGCAGGTCACCCACGAAGCGGATGGGCAGATCGGGCTGCGGCTCGGGCTGCGGCTCGGGGCGGAAGAGTGCGCGGAAGCTCTCGATGAGGCTCATGGTGTCGTCCTTATGTTCTGCCACCCATCGGGCTACGTCCCTTGCGGGGCGCTGGGGGCTGCCGTCCGCACCGCGCTTGATGACGATGGTGCAGTCGCGTGAGTCCCCCGCTGAGCCCACAGCGGGCGCGCTCAAGCTGCGCGAAGGGACGGGGAGAAAGCGATGGAGCATCCCGAGGGAATCGAACCCTGCTCTGCGCAGCTTGGAAGGCTGGCGACGCGGCCCGCGCGCTGGGATGCGGAAAGGAAAAAGCCGCCGAGGCGTGAACCTGGGCGGCTGTGCAGACGGCGTCGCGTCGAGCGCGGCTACTTCAATGGGATGGTGCGATCGGGGCTCGGCGGTTGGTGCAACCGATCACCCAAATAGTAGAGGCCCCAAAACGTCGCAACGATCAATTGCCAACACAAGAACACCGTCACGAAGACATACAACCCCGTGAAATATGCATGTGACGAAGGCGAGAAAATCTCCTTGAGCGACGGCGCAATCGCTCCACCGACGATGGTCAAGAAGATGATCCCCAGGCTCTCTGCGGTCAGGAACGCAAACATCGAACACAGGAAGCGGCGTCGCGTCAGATCGATCGGAAAACTATGACCATGGACTTGCACATTGAGCCGAGGAGCCGGCGCCGGCATTACAAAGTCTATGTCCGTCTTATTGAATGTGGCAATTGCCGCAAGGGCGGCAATATAGAAGCCAGGCAAAATTTGCACAAACCCTAGAATTCGGCTTGAGAGCCCAGAATTGGAAAATATATCAATCTTCGAACGGGAGTCAAGCAATAAAAAGGCAGCCATACTCAAAACCGTCAACACGAGCGGCACATACCAATCTATCTTTCTCTTGAAAGCATGACGTATGCGCAGGTAATTAAAGGGCCCAAGAAGATGCTCAATCATCGTCAGCCAGCCTTCTTATGTGTTCCAACAGTTCCGGATGAAAGGCGTCATAAGACGATTTCAGCGGAACACCGAACCTCTTTAACAGCTCTTTTCTAATATATCTCTCTTCAAATCCAGAATCCGAATCCCATGCGACTCGTTGCTCGGCGCCGGTCGGGCTTTTGAATTTAATTTTCGCCTTGGAAAAGTCGTCCTTCTTGTTCCTCAATATTCGAGTCAACTGCTGCAGCCGATCCACAACCTTGTCGTATTGCGGATTAACTTTCAAGCGAACAGTACTAGCCGTCTCAATAAAGTAGCGTTCTTCATCGAACCCCTCCTCCACCTCTCCCTCCGAAATGAGCTCGATGTCGCTGAACGTGCCTCGGTTCAAATCGGCCGCAAAGTCAGCCGATACAACTCCGCGAATTTCAAAATCGTGATGGATTTTGAACTGAAGAAGTTTTCCCTGTGCATCAGTGGCGCCATTTGGCGCGTTCTGCAAGAAAATTTGAGGATTTTTCTTACGAGTTCTTCGCAGGAGTTGACGAAGAACTACGGCGATGCGACTAGCCCCAAGCCCTTGTGCGCTTTCTAAATACATCTTCGCCGGCATGAGCGGATCAGCAGCAAACCTAATAACTGCATGAGCTGAGAACGCGTGACCCTCGTCGACATTCTTATTGATCTCACGGAGCGCTCGGCTCTGGTGATTCCGGAAAATCGGGTCTGCGTGTTCCTTATCCGATCGATAAAAGAGAAACGTAGCTTCTAACTCGCTCAATCGACAATCGGATATTCCGAAAACTTGCTTCGCACCTTTGCGATCAAGTTGCCGCTGTTGTGCGGAAAGCTGACCAATTAGAACGCATGCGTCACGTGCGGTTAACGGAGTTGGACTGGGATGACCGACCGACGAAACGACCATCTTTAGGTCATAGAAGCAAATGGTCCGCTCGTTCTTCTTCACGCCGTCTCCGCTTACAAAGCGGACAGTATCTTGGACGTTGCACTTTGTTGCAACAGTGGGAACCAAGGTATTCAAGGCGAGCGCATCCATCTAGGGCGGCTCGTCAGACTTTCGCCTGGGAGAAGTTCGGCCAGCGCGGCGGCTGGGGGTGACTGCGATAGGCCAGTGTGTCGTCCTATGCGGTGTCGGGCCGCAGGGTATCACATTGGCCTACTTTCGTCTATGCGTGGTGCTCCCCTCGCGACATGAAGCCGCGGATCTTCTTCATTGCGTCGTGCCGCGCTTCGATCATTCCCCGCTCCATCAACCGGCCATCCTGCGTATATCGATCGTCGAAGGGCAGCGGGCGCTCGCCGAGCCCTTGGCAAAGCGTGCATACCCGGCACGATCCGCGCCCGCCGACCGACACCGGGTCGAGCATCGTGCCCAAGCACTTGGGGCACCGGTGATCGAGCCACCAGGCCAGCAGCGCCAGCGCCTTCGCCTCGGGGTCGCGGATGCTCCGCTGCGTCGCCCAAGCTGCGAGCGCATGCTGCGCCAGCGGCAGCGTGCGCATGCGGCCGATGATTCGCACGCGCTCCTTCTCGTACCACTCGGCGGCCTGGGCCCGGCCCATGGCGTTCCGCTGCTTCGCCGTCGTGTGCACCTGCCGGGGCCGACCGACCGCATCCAGCACCGGCTTGCCCTCGTCGTCGGTCATGTCGACCTGCATCGGCATCGTCGAGATCAGCGCCAGGATGTCGTGCTCGCGCGGCGCGCGGGGCTGCTCTGACGCATCCCACTCGGCTTCAACCGCCAGCAGCGCGCGGCCCAGCACCAGCGACGCGGTGCCCTTGGTCCAGCCGGCCGCCGTGATCAGGTCGAGCGTGTTGAGCGGCAGCGTGCTGTCGCGCTGCGGCGAAAGGTTCGAGCTGCTGACGGCGTTGGCCAGTCGCTCGTCGATTGCGGGTTTGGTGGTGGTGTCCGTGCTCATTGAAGCGTGTCTTCCATTGCACGGTCTCGAGCAGCGAGCGTGCCGCGCACGCTGTTGGCGACGCCCTGGATCAGGTCTTTCGTCCCGAGCACCAGCGGCACATAGTCCATTCGACGGTTCTCGGCGTAGGCCGCGCGGTTCGAGTCCAGCATCCTGGCCAGAGGCTCGACGTGCAGCGCGTTCTGGCTTTGACTCCAAAGCAGAACCCACAGGTCGGGGCGAAATTCGACGTGCCCGGCAGCGAGCGCCGGCGTGATATCGGGGGTGTTCACCATGGTCATGGCTGGGGGTCCTGGGTGGAAAAATCTACGAAGCGCAGCGGGTGTTGCCGCTGCTGCGTCCGGTACTGCATGGAAGCTGGGTCGAACCAGGTCCACTGCGTGAAGTTCTGGACCTCGCCGTTGCGCTGCTTTTGCAACTCGAGCTTCCCGTCCGGACTGCCGTCGGCGTCTTCCCCGCCGGCCTGCGATCGATCCTTCTGAGCGCTCCAGACAGAGAAGAGGTTGTCGGCGCCGTCCGTGATCTTTCCGGAGCCAGCAACCTGCATCTTGTTCGGGGCCTCAGACTCATCGCGCGCCTTGCGCGGGTGCGCCACCAGGTGGACATGCACGTCGTAGCGCTTCGCGAAGGCGACCAGCTTGCGGATGGCTTCCTTCTGGAGAGTCATGCCACCAGGGCCGTCTTCGGGCACGTCGGTCATCATCAGGCTGTCGATGACGAAGTGGGTGCAGCCGTAGCGCTTCGCGGCATAGGTGAACACCTCGAGGAGGCGGTCGAGCTTCGCGGTGCCCTGCAGGTCGAAGATCCAATACCGCTCGCGCATCCACTCGCCGACTGCGCGGATGTACTCACGCGATGGTTGTTGCAGACCGGTCGCCTGTTTGATCGAGCGCATGAGCAGTCGAGCCGGCCGCATCTCCCCGCTGAAGACCACGAAGTGTTCCCCCTGCGCCATCAGGCCAAGCTGCACCTGCGACAGCAGCAGGCTCTTGCCATGACCGTTGATGCCGGTCCAGACCGAGACCTCGCCGCCGCGGAACTCGAACCACGGCAGATCCTTGTCGATGTGCAGACAGGAATTTCGGGGCGCGTTCGGGTTCGGATAGAACAGGGCCTCGGCCTGGGGGATGTAGTTCGCGGCGGTTCGCAGCTCATCCGGGTCCATCGGCTGGGCGCCAACGATCAGGTTCTCGAAGTCGACCCGCTCCGCGCCCTGCTGCAGGTACTCGTTCGCATCCTTGGCGCCATTCACCATCTGGACCCGCTTGCAGCGCTCAGGGCCGAGGCGCTGGATCACCTCGCGGGCACCCTTCTCGCCGGCCTCGTCGCAGTCGAAGAAGATCAGGATCTCGCTGAAGCGCTCCAGCCGCTCCCAATCGTTCTCGATCCACTGGTGGTTCCCGGCGCCAGCGTTCACCGAAAGCGCAGGAATGCCGCACTGGTGCAACGACATCGCGTCGAGCTCACCCTCGGCGATGGCCACGGTGCGGGCCTTCGGGTCGATCAGGTGCCAACCGAACAGGCACGGCATGCCGCCGGCCTCCTGCCGCATGTCCTTCTTGTCGTCGATGTTACGCGTCTTGCCGTTGATGTATTCCCCGGTCTCGCTCAGGTACGGGAACAGGGCATAGACCTTGTCGCCGCGCAGTTGCTCGACAACCTTGAATGCCTCGATGGTCTCGACCGTCAAGCCGCGGCCATTGAGCCAGACGAGCGCCCTGCCCTCGGTTTTGGCCACGGCCTTCCCCTTGGGCTTCGGTGGCATCGTGAACACCTTGCGCTCGCGCTCGGGGAGCGTGTCGCGCAAGCCGAGGTACTGCTTGATGTCGACCATGGCCTCGGCCAAGGTCTGACCACGCACAGCCGCCCACAAGTCAGGCAGATCGCCGCCTTCACCCGACTGGAAGTCTTTCCACATCCCGGCCTTGGCGCCCTGCAGACACACCGACAGGCTGGAGCCAGGCTCACCCGTGATGCCGCCGACCTTCAACTCCTTACCCGCCTTCTTGCCCTGCGGCAGGAGGTAGGCCGCAATGTTGGCGGCGTCGGACGCCATGCGCTGACTGATTTCTCCGATGTTCACGCCATCACCTCGCGATCAACAGGCAGCCGTTGGCCGTCCCTGAATTTGTTGGCGTTGTGGGCGTAGCACCCCGCGTTCTCGGCCTCGAAGCGGTTGGGGAAGCCAGCAAGTTCGAACCATGCCGCGGTGCCTGACACCCCCGCCGACGTGCTGCCACAGACCTCCTCGTCCTCCCAGAACCGCTGGTTGAGCCAAGTCGATGCGTGGTGCCGGTACTTGCCGCCCTCCTTCGTCCATCGGTCGTGTCTGCACCACGTCCGGAGTCCAACGAGCATGGTCTGCCGAAGGTCGGCCGACGGCTTGAGCGCAGCCCATGCCTTCATCGCAGCCTTCTTGCCGGTCTTGAGCGGGTACACGCTCCAGAACTCCGGGAAGCCATCCGGTTCGACGGCCTGCACTCCGCTGCCCCCGTCGGGGGTAGGGGGTGTATTTATTGGTTCAATGACGGATAACTGATGGTTAATTGATGGATTGGGTGCAACTGGTGCACCCCGTTCTGTCGTCATTTGCACCCCGAGCTGTTGTGGTTTGCACCCCGTGCTGTCGTCGTTTGCACCCCGTGACTCGTGGGGTGCAACTGGTGCACCCCGTTCTGTCGTCATTTGCACCCCGTGCTTTACCGACTCGGCACCCATCGCGATGTCGTAGCAAGCAGGCCGCTTGTCTCCGCGCTTGATGTATGCGGCGACGATTGCGGGATCACCAGCCTTGATGGCGCCGGCTTCTTGGAGCGCGTCGAGCTTGTAGCGGACCGATCGCTCCGAGAGCCCTGTGTCAGCCATCAGCGCCTGCACGCTCGGGAACGCGCCGCGTCCGTCACGGTCAGCGTAGTTGGCCAAGCAGAGCAGCACATGGCGCGCGGCTTGCTCGGTGACGATCTGCTGCGACAACGCCCAGCTCATTGCCTGAACACTCATGCAGCACGCACCTCCGGCTGAACTCGGTAGTCCTTCTCGACACGGCCGTTCTCGGCGTTGCCGACGACACAGGAGTTCACCCAGACGCGGCGGTCCTCCGACACCCGCCGGATATGCCCGCGGCGCAGATGCTGGCGAACATGCCCGGTCTTGCTGCCTGCGTCGATCCGTGCAGCCTGCTTGCCAGGGACATGGACGGTGAGCACCTTGGTCTCTAGAAGAGGCAGCTTCCCGTCACGCACACGCCGCGCGTTTACCGCCGCAGAAGCTCCCCCGAGCACGCCGGTTCCAACGTTCGAGCACGACATGGCTTCGCAGAAAGACAGGACCGCGTAGACCTCGGCCGCGATGTTGTGCGCCAGCTCCTTCTGGGCGCGCTCAACGCCGATCGCGTCCGCGAGCTCTCGGGCGACTTCCTTCATCCAAGGAAGGACGGCACCCACAGCGGGCGGCATTCCGGCCTTCGCAGGCACCAGGCCGTCGGACGCCGAATAACCCGCGTAGTCGTCCCATCTCTCATCGAGAACGAAGGCGCCGATGTTCGGCAACCATTGCCCGTTCTCCTGGTACATCGAGAAGATGGCGACGCGAGCGCCATCTACGCCGGCAAGGCCGAGCGCCTCAGCGGGCACTTCTGCCGCCACGATAACGACACGCGAAACATAAACCGGCGCCTCGGCCAGCAACGTTGCCGACGGCGGGATGAAGTACTCAAGGGTGATCTGGGGAAAGGGCAGCCGAATTCGCTGGCCCGCGAGGCCACGCAGACCGTCCTCAAACAGTTCGGCGTTGTCGGGCAGTGCGAAGTGCTGGGCTTCCTTCATGAGGCTCAGAACGAGTGCCAATCGAGCCGCATCGGAGCTTCCTGATGCATGCAGATCAGACACGTGTCCAAGGAGCGCACGCTGCGCCTGCGCCGCATAGTTCATTGCGGAGATGGTCATGCTGGCGTCCTGTCGTACTCGGCGCGCCACTGGCCAACGCTCTGGGTTTGCACACCGCCCGGCTTGCCTGCGGCGTTCTTCTCACGCAGGCTGCGTTCGAGCTGCTGCAGCGCCTCGCGGGCCTCGCCGATTTGAGGGAGCGCGCGAGCCAGGTCGTTGTCCGAAATCACGCCGTCGGCATCGACCTCGATGGTCGACACCGAGACATCGCTGAATTCCTTGATGACTTCCGCCAGGCTGCGCTGCACGCACGCTGGGCTTGCCATCTCCCGCACCGGCAGGCGCACGAATCCACCGCTGCTCGCGGTCACGGCATTGACGAATGCACGGCAGTTTTCGGAGTCCGCTTCGATGCAGAGTTCCGAGATGGTCATCGCGGTCAAGAGCCCCAACTTGAAGCCACCAGCGCCAGCCAACTCTTTGCGCAGGACCTCCACCGTCTTGCCCAGGCGCAACGCCATCACTTCAATGCCGCCGGGGTAGTGCTTGACCATCAGGCGGAGCGAATCGAGATCGTTCATATCTCGGTCTCCCAGTTTTGGATATTGATGAGGGGGCGCGCGACGAGCAAAGTGCGGTGCATGAACACACCACCCCGCTTTGAACCAGTCCCCGCCCTTGAGCTCGCCGACGGCACTGCGCTGCACGAAAGCAGCCGGACGGGCATGAGCAAGAACACCGACGCCTGCGGCCGCAGCACGCTTGACATCTCGACCTCGAGGCTGTCGATGGATGTGGTCGGCGGCGCGCTGCGCGTGCGCTTCACGTCGCATCGGAGCAATGGCAACCGGCTGCCGGTGGCGCGCTCGCGGCGCGTGGGAATGCGGCGGTGACGCACGGTCTAAGCCTCTGCCCTGGCTTCGACCTGCGCGTCGCCGAGAGGTGCGCCCTTTGCGCCGATCAATTCGGGCCAGTGCTTCTTCCAATCAGCGCGCAGATTCCAACGTCGAACCGCGCGGTTGGACTCGCGCTCTATCGACACCGCAATGTCCGTCGCGCACGGCTTGAGGCCGTACATCACGTTCTGAAGGTGCCCGAGGGTGGTGCCGCAGCGCTCAGCGAAGGCGATGCGGTCTGGCTTCGGCATGGCCGATAGAAAGGCTTTGAGTTCCATGGTGGCCTCATTACATCAAATGGTGAACGAATGGTCAACATCATTCGATGTACGTCCAGTGGTGCACTCAGCCACCATGACCCTCAAACTCGTCCGCATCGCCCGTCTCAAGCGCTTCGCCAAGGAGAAGCAGTTGGAGGGCCCCGTGGAATTGGGAAAGGCGATCGGCCGCAAGACCAACCAAACCAGCGATCTACTAAACGGTCGCGCCTCTTTCGGCGAGAAGATCGCGCGCAGCATCGAGGAATTCGCTGCGCTGCCGCCTGGTTGGCTGGACTCGGACGAAGACGGCGACATCAGCCGCTTAACCGCAAAGCAGACTAAGGCTCAAGAGAAGGGGTTGCGGCGTACCGATGGCGCCATCGAGGTGCCGTTGCTGTCAGCCGCGGCGTCCATGGGGCCCGGCGCCGAAGTTCACGAAGAGGTTGTTGTCGGTCGACTCACGCTCTCGCCTCGATGGGTCACACGCACCATGTCCCCTGGCACCAAGCCCGAGCAACTCCGATTCATACACGGCTACGGCGACTCGATGGAGCCGACCTTCATGGACGGCGACGTGCTGCTGGTCGACACCGGTGTGCAGGCCATCAGAGTCGACGGCATCTATGTGCTGCAAGCCAACGACCGCCTTTACGTAAAGCGCGTTCGCCAACGCATCGACGGCGGATTCGAGATCAGCAGCGACAACGCAACTGTGAAGACGGTCGACGTACTCAACGGCACCAGCGCGGTCGAGGTACTGGGCCGCGTGGTGTGGGTCTGGAACGGTAAGAAGCTGTGAACTAGAACCTAGGTGAAGCGATGAAAAGACTGGCTCTGTATTTGATCCTTGCGGCTGGGCTTCCCGCCGTGGCACAGGACAAGACCATCGCACGCGAGCACGCGTTCGGGTGCGCCGATAGCGACTATTACTCAAGCCTCGTTGGCTTCGCGGTGCAGAAAGACGAAGCGGCTTTCAAGAAGGGATTGCTTGCCGGCATGCTCCGGGAGCAATGCGCCACGTTCACCGTAGGTCAGCCTGTCTACTTGGAGAACACCAAGATGTTTCGAGGGCAGGTTCAGATTCGACGGAAGGGCGAAACGAAGAAATACTGGACTGCCATGGAGAACGTTCGCTGAGTCTTGAAGTATTTTCAATGCATACACCATTCGATGTTGACATCGTAAACACCGTTTGATGTAATCACTTCGTCGCCCCGCAGTTGGGGCATGGAGTGAACCTTGAGCACCTCGCCCCCAGTCGCCGCAGCCCAGGCCGCGCGCGCATCACAGAAGTGGCGCACCGCCGCCATCCTCTTCACGGCAGCCGCTGACGCGCTGCCCGCAGACCCGCACGGAAACGTGACCGCCGAAGAGCGCGGTCTACGCCGTGACGCGCACCTGTGCTTGTGCCGGACCGAGCAATTCAAGCAGTACCGCGAGCGTCAGCACAGCGTCAAGCCGCGGCCGGACTTGTCGGGCGAATGGAAGCAGCCCAGCGGTGCGCTGGTGTCAATGCTGCTCTGCGCACGCAAGCGGGCTGCAGCATGAGCGCAGCGAAGCACACCCCCTGCCGTCAGTGCGCCGAGTGCGAAGGCGCGTGCCTGCAGCCTGCGACGATCGATGACGCCATGACGGCGCTCGCCGTGGCATGCACGCGGCGTGACGAACTGATCGCGTGCGAAGCGCTCGCCGCCGCCGCACTGGCGCGGGCACAGCAGCTGCGCGCCGACATCGCAAAGACCGCCGGGGCTTCGGCATGAGCACGCTGCATGAAGCCCAGCACCGGGCCTCGCAGCGCTTGCGCCGCGCGGCCATCGGCGTGCTGCTCACCGTCGGCCTGTTCGCGCTCTTCGTGGTCGGCCTTGCATTGCGAGCGCTGTGGAGGGCCGCGTAATGGAGTTCGAGCTCACCGGCACCGAGACGGCGGACGAACTCATCAAACAGCTCGTCTACTTGCGCATGCTGGCGCGCATCACTATCTCCCACGAGCGCCAGCGCCGCGAGTTGCGCGACGGGTGGGCCCGCATCCGTGCCGAGACCCATGACCATTTCGCGGCCACGCGCGCGGCCAATGAGATCGCCGAGCACGACGAGAAACTGCTGCAGATGAAGTTCGACCTGATCGACTTCGGCAACTACCTGATGCCGCTGTGTGACGCGCTCGACCGCGAGGCGCCGAAGGCGGCCGTGCTGGAAGCCCTGGCCGTGAATCGCAGCGAGTGGGACAGCGCCGACATGCTGAAGTACGGCAGCAAGACGATGCACATCATCGCCGTGCTCGATCTCGAGAGTTCCGCCACCAAGGCCGACGGCATCGAGATCAAGCCGCTGAAGTGGTGCCAAACGATGGCCTTCATGCACGCGCTGCAGACCAACGAGAAGCTGGACCGTGTCGTGCACGACGGCGCGCACGAGTTTTTCAATGGGGCGTTCGGAGAGTACCGAGAGCGCCCGTTGACGGAGCGGCTTGCGGGCCAGGCGGTATGAACCGGCTCAGCTGTGAGCCGGTCGGCTCAGGCCCTGGGCTTGCGACTTCGCGCAGCGGGCTTGTTCAGGACGAGCTCACGCTGACCGGCTGGTTCGTCTTTCGCCACGAATTCCAGCGTATAGCCAAGGTCCTGAAGGCGCCCCTCGATCTCCAGCAATCGACCATCGATGCCGACAAGCTCCTGACGAAGGTGCGAGGCCTTGAGTTTTGCATCTTGGGCGCCTCGCTTAGCTTCCTCGACATCGCTCGGGTCAGGGTTGGCCAGCCGGTAGGCGCGTTCCTTCTTTGCGTCTGGCGTGCCAGCAAAGAAAGCTCTGCTTGCGTCGGCCTGAACTTGGGCGCGTCGCAGCAAGAGTTGCGTGCGCCTCATCTCCAACATCAACGCTTCGGACGCTGCCAAGTCTTCGGACGCGAAGCTCCGTTCCAGCCGTGCGATGAGTTCGCTGTTGAGACTTTTCCCGCTCGCAGTCGCCGCCTCCTGAATCTTCGCGTGCAGGTTTCTCGGAAGCCGCAACGCGGTCTTCATGTAGTCGTCTTGGTAGGAGGTGGCCATGCAGAAAGTTTATCCCTAATTTGAAGTCATATATTGCCTTCACTTTAGGGACAATGTACGATCCCTCAACGCCTTCAATTTAAAGACATGACCACACAAAAAGACTTTGTGAAGACCGCGCTCCGCGTTCCGCCCGACCTGCACCGTGCGCTGCACGAAGCGGCCGTGGAAAGCGAGCGCACCTTCAACGCCGAGATCCTCCATCGCCTGCGCTCGACCTTCAAGGCCAAGCGCACCATCACCCCGAAAGGAACCCCGTGAGCAACATCGTCAAAATCAACAACACCGACCTGCAAGTGATCGAGTACCGCGGTGCGCGCGTCGTGACCCTCGCCCAGGTCGACGCCGTGCACGAGCGTCCCGAAGGCACGGCCCGACGCAATTTCAACGAGCACCGCGCCCGCTTCGTCGAGGGCGTCGATTTCTTCGATCTGGACCAACCGGACGAAATTCGTTCGCTTGGTTTCACGCGGCCGCAGGGTGGCACACCCGGCAAGGTGAGCCTGATCACGGAGTCCGGCTACACCATGTTGGTCAAGCCGTTCAACGACGATCTCGCGTGGGACGTGCAGCGCAAGCTGGTCACCCGGTACTTCGCCGAACCGCAGACCGCGAAGACCATCACCAGCAAGCCCGCCCCGGCCTCCCTGGCGTACCGGGAAGCAGCAGCCATCACCCGCGACCACCTACGGGTCTGCAAGCTGCTGGGCGTGGATGACGGCATGGCAAAGGCGGTTACCGCCAACCAGGTGCGGATCGCCACCGGCCTGGACTTCACGCCGCTGCTGGCGACGAATGTCACACTGGATGTGCCAATGACACCGTCGCAGCTTGCAGAGCGCATCGGCGGCGGCGCGGTCGCTGCGCACATCAATGCCGCGCTGCGCGATCTGGGCATGCAGGAGCAGCACACCAGCGCAGGCCGAGGCGGCAAGACGAAGAAGAAATGGGTTCTGACCGCAGCCGGCGAGCAGTACGGCGCCATGCAGCCCTATCAGGGCGACGGCTCCGAACACAGCGGCTACCGGCCCATGTGGTTCGCCCGAGCCATCGAGTTGATCCGCCCCATGCTGGAGATGCAAGGCGCCTACCGCGCGAAGGCGAAGGAGCCCGATGCAGCAGCAGCGTGACCCCGAAAAAGGTGGCGGACGAGTGATTGAGCCCACTCGACCGCCTGCGAAGCCCCACCCCGTCAAGAGAAGGAATTCACCCGTGAATGCTACTACTACAGCGCCTACCCGCAAGGTCCGGGCGACTTCCACCCCTGCTGACCCCCACGCCATCGCGCCGGCCGCGCTGCAGCCCGAGGCAGCGGCCATTCAGCGGCTGTTCACCACCATCGCGCTCGCATTGGATGAAGCTAGCCTGACCGATGAGCCGCAAGAATGGTCTGGAGATTCCGATCGACTGCTGCGGGTCGCATCGTTTCTGGCCGAGCGCGACGCAGGCCGAAGCTATGGCGCAGAAGAAGCCGAGTGCTCCGCCTACGACATCGCCGCGCTGATCAAGGCCGCGCGCCTCGTGCCCGGAGACACTGAGTCTTCGAAACGATCGGAACTGATCGCGACCGCCGAGGCCGCCCTGGTCGTCCTGACCGAAGACTCTGACTGCCTTGTCGAGGGCGCTACGCGACCACCGGCGCCGTCACGGAAGAACGCGGCCTCAGCTGATGCGCTGACCGACATCGACAAGGATGACCTGGCGAACTGCGCGATGGTGGTCAACGGCTTGGTTGAGTGGGTTATCTCAGCCAACGACTTGCTCCAGGACATCCGCACCTGGTCGCTTCACGATCCCACGCTTGATGCGGCATTGAGCACGCACAAAATCCGGGTGAACTCCCCCGACTGGGCGTCCTGCGACATGACCAATGCGATGACATATCTCCTGGGCCATCAGAAAGAGCTGATCATGAAGCTCGCGGGAGCAGAAGCATGAACGCGGTCGCAACGAAATCGCGCGTCCGCAAGGCTGCAGCCGCCAGCATCAGCAAAGCCGTGCCGCTGGTGTACGTGCGTCCGGTGCACCACTATATCGCCTCGAGCGCCGACACACCGGTCGCCCAGAGAATCGAGACGCTGCGGGCCTCCCTGTATGAGGCCGACGAGAAGATCGAGCAGGCATACGACGCCGCGGAGCGAGGCAGCCCCGTCGACCTTCTGCTCGATCACATCGGGCACGAGCTCCTGGCTGATGCCGTGCGGCCGATCTTGCAACGCGAGGAAGATCTCACCGACGCGAAGGCCGACGCAGCACGGTCCGCGCTCTTCACGGTACTGGCAGCGCTCGAAGGGGCGATGGCGCTGTCGCTCGGCACGGTCTTGTCGGCGAATTTGGCAGAGGCATTCAACCTACTCGACTGGGCTACAGACGAGCTCGAAGACCTGGAGCTGCACCGGCTGTTGCCCGAAGCCGCTTCGGCTGCGGTGCCCATCACCACCAGCGCCAGCAAATTGGGTGCTCGCGACCAGCTTCTCGACGATGCCTCGGCCCATTTCGGCCATGCCGCGGCAGTCATCGAAGTGTGCTGTAACGACAGTCAGAAATGCACGCTCGTATGGGCCGCGGACAGCCTGATTACGCATGAAACGGCGGCCCTAGATCAGGCGCTCCGCACCGAGGATATCGACTCTCTCCAGGATGCAACTGTGGCTCTGCAGAACATCAGGGCGGTGCTTGCCGCTGCCGCGCATGCGTGCGACGCCGGCGATCAGAAATTGGTGTGGGCCGCTCATTCGCTCGTGGAGTTGGCCAACAGCAAGGTCGAGCAATTCGTCGATCGGAAGGTAGAGGAATGACCCACTTGTCCATAGGAGCGCCCTGCTCAGCTCAACCTCGAGCGTTTGCGCCATTCACGTCGGAGGATCTCGCGCGTAGCGTCGGATTCGCCCTGGCTGAGAGCAGTTTCAACATCCGTCCAGCCCACAACCGAGAGCTCGTAGTGCTCGACGCCGTCGATGGCATACACCCAATGGAACCTCGGACCGAGCTGGCGGGCGGCGACCTCAACGCGCCGTCCCATGAAATCAAACGCCTTGCTCTCCCCCAGCAGCGTCATCTCGGCGAGCCCCTATGCTTTTGCTTCACCGCCCCCCGCAAGGGCGCTTTGCCCGCTGAACCCGGGCTCGACACGGCGCAATCGGAGCGCCCCGCGGCGCCCTTCCAAAGAGCCATCCGTCATCAACTCGAGTCGGTCGCCCGAAGTCGCAGAGTAAAAGGAAGACACACCAGTGGGCCTCTGGCCAGCTCGAATGCCGTAGAGCACCGGCGTCGCCACCTCTCTGCGCTCCGCGACAGTATGCACCCGCCCCTCTTCGTCGACTGCGAGGAAGCGGTCGATCTCCCGCAACGACTTCACTACGTTTCTTCTTGGCATGTGTCGAGTTTCGCCAAAGCTTGGCATGCGTGGCACTTCAAGCCTTCGCAATCAGCAGGTAGGAATCTTGAAATTTCATTTGTAGGAGGAGAGTAAATGCGCTGGGTGACCATCGAGAAGGCGGCCGAAGAAACTGGCCTGCCAGGTACGTTCTTCCACGAGCGCACGGGCGCGTCTGGGGTCTGGCCAGAAGGCCCCGTTTGGAAGTGGTTCGACGGCCGCAAGCTCGTCGACCTCGATGCGCTGTACGAACTGATCGACAAGCGCCCCAGCATCCAGAGCAACCGAGGCCGCAAACGCGAGCAACCGACATGCCAAGACCAACGCAGCCCGCAACCGGCGTAATCGTCCGCGACGCCCATCTGCAGATCGACCTGCGCCGCCACGGGTACGGCAAGGAGCGGCTGCAGCTGGCACCCACGCCGGCGAACATCCGCTATGCGGAGAAGCTGCGGAACGAGATCCTGGGGAAGATCGAGCGGGGCACCTTCGCCCTGTCCGAGTACTTCCCGGACAGCCCGCGCGCCAAGGCCGACGCTCCCAGCATGACCTTCGCCGAGGTGGCGGCCGAGTGGATGACGGTGAAGCGGCCGACGGTGCAGCACAGCACCGCGCACCACTACGACCAGACGATCGGCAGCCTCCACTTCGCCAGCATCCGGGACAAGCGCATGGCCGATCTGGATTACCGCGCGGTGATGTCGCTGCAGGCGGCGCTGCCTGCGCACCCGAAGACATTCAACAACGTCGCGTCCGTCATGCGGCAGATCCTGCAGTACGCCTTCAAGGCGAAGCTGATCCGCGAGCCGCTGCACGAGCACGTTGAGATGCGCAAGTCCCAGCACCCTGGGCCCGACCCGTTCACGCTCGCAGAGACCGAGGCGCTGCTCGCGAGGATCAAGAGCGACCGGGGCCGCAACTACTACGAGTTCGCTTTTTTTACTGGCCTGCGCCCGTCGGAGCAGATCGCGCTGACCTGGGGGAACATTGACCTGGTGGCCGGCACCATGAAGGTCGACACCGCCCTCACCCGTGGGAAGGAGAAAGGCACCAAGACCGGCAGCGTGCGCCAGGTGGAGCTGACGGGCCGCGCGCGCCAGGCGCTTGAGCGGCAGCGCGCGATCACGCAGCTCGCCGGCAAGCGGGTTTTCTGGAGCGAGGCGGGCGAGCCCTTCACGTCGACCTATGGGCCGCTGAATGAGTGGTGGAAGCCCGCCATGAAGCTGTCAGGCATGCGGCACCGCGACGCCCGGCAGACGCGCCACACCTTCGCGACCGTGTGCCTGCTGGCCGGCATCAAGCCCGGCTGGGTAGCCCAGCAACTCGGCCACGCGCTCGAGATGTTTTTCCGGGTCTATAGTAGGTGGATCGAAGGGGCCGATCAAGGAGCCGAGCGGCGCAAGCTCGATGCGTTCATCAGCAGCCCGAAAACCGGGACCAAAACCGGGACAGAAAGGACGAAATAGACATGGTTCATCGGTGCCGTCAGAGGGGACTGACCTACGAGGAACCGCCGAATACAGCCGATCTCGGGCGAAACCAGGTTCGATTCCTGTCGAGGGCACCAGCCGGTCGGCGCACCCGATCGCACCGAACCACCCGCTTGCCGCAAGGCAAGGCGGGTTTTTTGTCGTCTTGCCGCATCGCCGGGCACGCAGGCGTGGCTTCTCGGCCACAGCACTTTTGTGACCTAGGACACAAACTAGAAACATTTACGAGTGCAACAAAATGAAATAGTTCCTACTATCCATTGCTTGTTCACTGCTCCCGTTTCGAGCGCGCCGCCGATGACTTCCACCTCGTTTCAGATGCATGTCCCGTGCCGGGGCGGGTGCCAGAGGAATGGGCTGCATCCTTGAAACGGCGGACGGTGTTCTCCGTTCCGGGCGGCAGCCCGGCGCGGAAGGCCCATCCCACCCCCTCCCCTCCACCTCTCGCCATGGCGGGCGGCGGAGCACCGCCCGCCAGGAACACAGGTCAGCGACCGGTCCCACGCATGCCGCCATGCCCCAGCCAGACAGCCATGCGATGAGCGCATCCCCGATCAAATCCGCCGCGCCCGCGCAGCCGGCCGATGCATGGGTCGACTCGATGTCGGAGCCCTGCCGGTGCGTCTTCGTCTTCATCGGCAATGCGCCGCACCTGGCGCAGGCCTTCAGCGCCGGCCTGGCCGCGGCGGTCGGGCGGGAAGTCGGGCGGCGGCTGATGGCGCTCGCCAGCGCGACGGCCGGCCCGGAGGTGATCGAGATCCGCGACGACTGCTTCCTGCTCTGGTCGCCCGGCGACGCGGCGGGCGGGGGCTACGGCGGATCGCCGAGCGTGAGCGAGAGCATCGAGCACCTGCTGTCGGCGCTGTCCGCCGAGCCCGTGCGATTCGACGGGCTGGTGGCCCTGCCCGAGCTGCATGCCGGCTGGATCGAGGTCTCGGACCCGCGCACCCTCGATGCAACCGAGATCGACCTGATCCTGTGGGCCGCGCAGCAGTCGCCTTCGCTCGACGAGGTGCGCGCCGAGGATTGGCGCGCCGGCTATCGCGCCGACATGGCGGTCGCGGTGCGGGTGTGGGAGGCCGCGCGCGCCGGGCGGCTGCAGACCCGCTGGCAGCCTGTGGTGGACGCCTACGCCGGCGCCGCCACGCTCTACCGCGAGGGCTGCGTGCAGGTGGCGCCGGCGCCGGAGCACCATGCGCCGCTGGCGTCCGGCAGTTTCATGCCCAGCCTGGAGCGGCTGCGGCTGACACGGGCCTTCGATCGCCGCGTCGCCCACCAGGTGCTCGACGCGCTGCGCCAGCAGCCCGGCGCGAACATGGGCCTGAACCTGTCGGCGCACAGCGCGCGGCTCGACCATTGGTGGGCCCTGTTCCTGGACGCCCTCGCGCGCGAGCCGCTGCTCGCCCGACGGCTGGTGGTGGAGATCAATTGCGCGCGGGCCCAGTTGCAGGACGCCGAGGCCGTGCGTGATTTCTGCCGCTGCCTGGCGGCCTATGGCTGCCGGATCGCCATGGACGCCTTCGGCGCGGGATCGGCCGGCCTGACCTTCGTGCAGGCGTGCAAGCCCGAGATCGTCAAGCTGGAGGCGGCCTTCGTGCGGCGCGCCGGCGAGAACCAGTTCGGCTTCGAGAGCCTCAAGGACATGCTGGGGCTTTGCGCACGCCTGGCCCCGCGGACCGTGGTGGCCGGCATCGACCGCGAGGCCGACCTGCACGTGGCGATGCGCGCAGGCGCGCAGTGGCTGCAGGGCTGCTACCTTGGCGGCGGCCAGGCCCTCGCCCGCCACCGTGGGCCGGCCCGGCGCGGTCTCGCTTCGATGCGAGGCGAGGCGGCCCCGTCGGACCGACCGAGGATCCATCCCCTCTAA